CACCAATGCCTAAAAAGAATGATACAGACAATATGTTTGATTCAATCATGGCAACTGGGAACTCTGGAAGATTACCGTGATTAATAATAACCACATAACACAAAGGTAACAAAATGGCAATATCATACAATTCTGGAGTATTAAAATCCAGCGATATTACTGCTACTACCTCTGATGCTAGTGTAGGTCAAAGACCGGATAGAAGACGAATATTTAATTTCGGCGACAGAGTTGCCGAGTTGGCTCCTGAGGAGTCTCCATTTTTCGTCTATCTAAATCAGGTTGCTAAAGCACCTACCGATGACCCAGTGTTCCGTTATTTAGAAAATCGTAACCGAATTAGCTTTACAGACCGCTCTTTTAATATTAAAGGTGCTGTTGGCACGGTTTCCGCAGGTACTTCGTATTCATTTACTGTTGATACTGCTGGTGGAGCCGCTGTCGAATACCTAGTAAAAGGTATGGTTTTTGCTGTCGGTACGGTTGATTCAGATGCAGGATACGGTCAGGCATTAGTTAGAGTAGAGTCAGGAGTAAGTCATGCAAGTGCTGATTCATCATTTACTGGTAAAGTAATTGATGTGTCTGCTGTCAGTGGAAGTAATTCCATAGCTGACGATGACGTAGCTCAAATCATAGGTTCTTCCTATGAAGAAGGTTCTGGTTCCCCCGATGTATTCTCTTCTGAATTAGAAGATGACTTTGGGTACACCCAGATTTTTAAAACAGCGGCAGAAATGACCAACACTGCTTATGCAACTCGCTATCGTGGGTATGCTGAAGAGTGGAATCGTATCTGGGCTACCAAACTGCGTGAGCACAAGATTGACATTGAAAGAGCTATGCTCTTCGGTCAAAAAGCTCGTGTAAGCGGTATCCAGTACACAGAAGGTCTAGTCGGTCATATCGTAAAGAATGTGTCACCAGTAGTAAACGATTCTGCACTTTCCTACTCTTCTGGAAACGCTTATCACCGTAGTGTTGCACAATCTGAATTAACATACGATAGATTGCTTAGTGACCTTGAGGTCATCTTTGATCCAGCTAGAGGTGGAATGTCAGAGAAACTGGTTCTATGTAGTTTACCAGTCATTACATTCTTCAACAAGCTAGGTAACGATGCTTTCTTAAGTTCTTCTTTGGCCTATAGTAAAAATGCGGCTGAAAACGCTACTCCAACAGCAACTGGAGCCAATCAGTCACCATTTAGACTGAACATGGATTCAAGAGAAGGTGCTTTCGGACATTCCGTTATGGTAATTGATACCATTCACGGAAAGTTAAACCTTGTCAAAGAGCCATTGTTTAGAGGAATTGCATCTGGATTCATGCTCATGGCTGATATGACACAGCTTGCTTATCGTCCGCTAGTCGGTAACGGTATCAATCGTGACACTCAGGTTATGACTAACATACAGGCGGCTGATGAGGATTTAAGAAAAGATATGATCTTAACCGAAGCTGGTTTAGAGATTACTCTTCCTGAGTCACACGCACTGTTCAACCTAGAAGGGGTGTAAGATGAGAGCTGATTATCTAAATAATAATAGCGGTAAAGCTGATCTTAAACTAAAAGTAGAGACTGTTAATGCGGCTAAAACCTTAACTGCTTTAGATTCTGGTAAGGTTTTTATGATTCAGCAAGACTCTGCTTATGAGATTACCCTACCATTGGCGGCAACAGCCGGTGCTGGATGGAACGCTAAGTTCATCCTATCTGAAGTTGCGGCTAATGCAGTTACTATTGCTAACAATACATCTGAAGACACCATTGTTGGAACAGTAACAGGTGCCGATGGTGGTGCTGGTAGCAGTGCTGAGTCTGCTGTTGATGAGATTGTTTTCATCAGTGGTGCACAGTTAGGAGATCAGGTTGAGTTAGTTTGCGATGGTGCAATTTATTACGCCAAAGCACAAGCTCACGATGTCGCTCATATAACCATATCTTAATCCGAATACATAAGGATAACAGTAATAGGTACTGTGAGGGCTGTCAAAAAAAGGCGGCCCTCGAAACCTAAAAGGATTGATTATGAAAAAATGTATGCATTGCAATAAAGAAAACAAGGGAGGCTGGTTCTACTGCAAGTCTTGCGGTAAACAAGCATCTGAAAGTAAGTTTACTACAAATATGTGGATGACTTCTGATTTAGGCAAGAGAACAGATGTTGAGTTTTCTACCCAAACGATGGACGACAATGTAAAAAGCATGAGAAAGAATTTAGGCTATGCCAGCTAAGAAAAAACGTAAGTCCCCTGCTTGGACAAGAAAAGCGGGTAAGAATCCTAAAGGTGGGTTAAACGCTAAAGGCAGAGCCAGTTACAACAGGCAAACAGGGGGAAAATTAAAAGCTCCTGTTAAGTCTGGTGATAATCCTAGAAGAGCTAGTTTTCTTGCTAGGATGGGGAATATGCCCGGCCCTGAAAAGAAAAATGGTAAACCTACACGTTTACTACTATCTTTGAGGGCATGGGGTGCTAGTTCAAAAGCAGATGCAAGAAAGAAAGCAAAAGCTATTAGCAATAGAAATAAAGCTAAAAAGAAGAGGAAGAAATGAATAAAAAAGTAAAAGCTCCTGCGGGGTATCATTGGATGAAGGCTGGTGCCGGTTACAAGCTAATGAAAAATCCTAGAGGTGGATATAAGTCACATAAGGGATCAAGTCTTATGGCAAGCTTTAAAGTTCAAATGACACATTCCAAATCTAAGAAGAAGTAATGGCTAAGAGAGTTAGTTGGAATTGGGGCGGTAAGAAGCATTATGGCACCTTGATAAGAGAAACAAAAACTCATAAGTTTGCTAGGACAAAAAACGGAAAGATAAAAAAGATTAAGAAATAGTGGCTACAGCAAAAAAAAGAGATCCCGCCAAATGGGCAAGGGCTAAAGCAAAAGCTAAAAGAAAAATGGGTGGAAAACATTCTGCTAGGGCTATGCAACTTGCTGTAAAGTATTATAAGGATATGGGGGGTACATATTCTGGTAAAAAGTCATCTAAGAATAAATTATCAAAGTGGTCAAAACAAAAGTGGGATTATGTCGTTAAAGCAGATAAGAAAAAACCAAAAGCAAAGCGTGGACGTTATTTACCTGAATCAGTTAGGAAAAGTCTTAGTGCCTCTGAAAAATCGGCTACAAACAAAAGAAAGAGGGCCGCATCTGCAAAAGGAAGACCAAAGGCAAAGTATTCAAAAAAGATAGCGGGTAAGGTGAGAAGAGCATAGCATGGCAACATTTGAAGCACAAGTAGAAGCATTAACAAGTTTAAGTATAGATGGTAGCAGTGCACCTACACAAACAGAGCTTAGTCAGTTCTTAACAGACGGTGCTAAAGAAGTATTAAATACTCTACCTAGATCTAAACAGTCTTTATTTACAACTTCAAATGATTTGAATGGTAGTAGTCCAAACTTCACAGTTCTTGGCTCAGAAATATTTAGCGTAACTAGAGATGATGGTACAATCAATCAACCTTGCAGAATAGTAAGGCCAGAACTAAATGGAAGGATTAGAGATGCTGATGATATGATGGCGGCTACCGCTACAGACCCAGCATACTATATAACTAACAATATATTAAGTGTTGTGCCAGAGCCTACTAATGCTCAAAATGCACATGTACATACATTGAACTATCCTACGGTAGCATTTGGTGATAGTACAATAGCAAAGTTTCCAGATGATGCTGAGTATCTAGTCCCTATTTACGGTGCAATAAAGTCATTACAAAATTTATTAGCGAGCAAGTCAAGCAACGCAGATATAACTACTGCACTAACAGCAATCAACACAGAGTTAGACGAAACTCAAGCTGTTTGTGACTTGATTAATACTCAGGTAGATGCGGCGGTTGTTCAGCTCGGAGAATCCGCAACGCAAGTAGATGCAGATGTAGATACAGCCTTAGCGGCTATTAATACTGCGGCTGACAGGATCAATACTGCTGTTGCTTTAGCTAATTCAGAATTTGACCTAGCGGTAACCTCAACTAACTCTTCTAATGAAGATGTAGAACTAGCATCTAGCCATGTTCAGGTAGGGAACAGTTTCTTATCTGAGGCTAATGCATCTGCAAATGAAGCACAGGCTTTTTCTGGAGAGGTGAGTGCTAGGATGTCTCAGGTAAGTGGTTATGGTCAGG